ATCTCCCGAAGATCAAGCAGATCATCGAAGAAGATTCCGAGTGTGTTGTCATAGACCTCGATTACGACGGTCACATCGCAAACGCTGAACAGCCTCATCATCCTAATCTATCTCCTTTCCACAGCAAGGCAAGGCAAACCTGTGGCGAAGACCTGCCTTGGTTTGACAGGTCTCCGCCGGTCCCAAGGTATGGTCCGGTCAGGCTCTCCAGCGATTGTCCCGCATTGTGACGATCGCTCTCTTGCCATTAGTATATGTGACGATATGCGAGTGGGACCAAGACGACGGTCCCTCGTTGTATCCTAGGTCTTTCGTACAGGAGATGCCTGCCACATACAGACCATCCCAGATGCCAGCGTCGTGAGTGTGTCCGATGTTCGCCTTTCTGCCCAGACGACGTAGGTTGGAAGCATTGCCCCTGGCACCATTCGGACCAAGATGTCCGTGCATGCCACACTCGATCTTCGCCTTGGTGATGGGGAACGAAGCATCTCGCTTGAGGAACTCAGCGTGCTTGTCCGGCAGACCTTCCATCTTCAGAGCGTAGGCGAGGATGTTGAAGTCTCTGTGGTCTGGGCACTTCTGGATCTCCTCATACAGAGCCAGCTGCAACTTCAGCCACAGAACCACATTCCTGGGATCGTTGCGACCATCGGTTTCTCGCAACCATCGCTCGATCCAAGGTCGATCGTGATTGCTGTCAACGACGATCGTCTCACACCAGTTTCTCTTGATTCTCTTGAGGAAGTCGACAGCACCACGGATCTCCGCACTGAGCGAAGACCACTGCCCACCCTTACAGTAGCGGCGGAATCTTTCGTGTGGGTTCTGTGACTCCCAGTGGTTCGTCACGATGCCCAGCATAATGTCGTGGATGAACTGGTACTTAGGCTTGAGAGCATCGAGCATACCACCTTCGTCCCAAGCAGCAGCGTTCACAAGCGGATCAAGGCGAGCCACGTGGACATCTCCCCAAGAGATAGCCTCGACGCGCTCGTTCTCAACAACCTTTCCGTCCTTCACCATGATCGTGAGATCATGGATCTCGCCGTCATCAGTTGCGTTCAGCTGCCGCACCCACCAATTCCCATAGTGGTCGACTTCGACAACCAGCCCACCATAGCCGTGGTGGTGCTCAGCACGGAGTCCACTCTTCTTGGCCACATAGTTGCGTTGGGTGACGCAGCCAGTGGTGTAGTTCATCTTGGCGGATTCGTACTTGCTCCCACTGGGCACTGAACGCATCGCAAACTTAGCGTGCGGGAAGATGCCAGAGGCAGTTCCGGTGTAGGTCTCGAATCCACAAAGCGGGTCGATCGCGGTGGGGAGGATGTTCATCTCTCCGCACCAGTGCAGCCCAGGTGCAAGTTCAACTCGATTGTCGTACAGGTGCACCACCACATTCGGGTCATACCACAGCTCGCTCTGCTTCTCTTTCTGCGTGCCTCGCTTGACGGACAACTGCCCGTAGCGGTTCATGTTGTAGGTGAAGGTGCCCACGAAGATGAGAGCCTCATAGTGGTTCGCGAGAACCACCAAACTCTCCCATACCTTGGCATTCACCTTGGTGTTGTTCTGGGCAGAAGTCAGGATGTATCGAGCGATCTGCCCCTTCTTGGGCAGCGGCATCTTATCGATGTCACGCTCGTTGATTCGACCCTCAGCGATCGGCTTGTCGATCTGGATCCCTGCTGCAGCAAGGTGGTGGTAGACAGTCGATCTTGCTAGGCCAAGTTCGCGAGCGGCTGCTGATACATTGCCGCCGAGTCTCTCGTAGGCTTCGACAACTTGTTCTCTGTTGTTCATCTCACTCGCTCATGAAGGATCGGAATCCCATGACCAGAAGGGTGATGGTCGCAGTAGCGAGCAGCCCAACGATCGTGAGAAGAGCCTTTCCTGTGACTTTCTCGTGCGTCATCCGCATAGAACGTAAGAAGATGAAGTCCCGCTGGACTTCGCCGATCTGGTTGGCCTCCAGACCGATAGACGAAAGCGTCTCGTGCACAGTCTCCTTGACAAGACGATGCAGCTCGCGCTCAGAAATCGTGATGTGTTCAGGATTCTTGTCCACGGAGCATCATACTCAGATGATCAGGATGAAGAAGGCAGGATTCCCGGAGGGCGGAGTGACTGTCACGAAGCGACAATCGTCTGGTGTCGCAGTTGCAGTGTGTCGGAAACTCACAGTGTCGCCAGCAGTTCCTGAGAAGTTGTGGCTCGTCTGTCCGCCGGAGATTATGACATTCGTGCTGCCGTTCTGGTCTTTCTCGATATGTCCATTCGGCAGTGCTGTGGCAATCGAGACGGTGTAGGTTCCGGTGACAGGAAGAGTCCAGGTGGAGGTCCAGACACTTGCCGCAACTGCACCAAGAGAAGTCCAACCAGAGACTTCAGAGGTTGGAGTGACGAGCACACCCATTTCCTCCATGGCTTCATACACTGTCCCGCTGACAGTATGTCGCGTCTGCACACGGACATCCAGCGTCGCAGGGAGGACACCTCCATTGCTCGCCAGAATCTGATTTCTCGGAATACCCGGATTGTTCACATTGAACCAATCACTGGCACACAGATAGGTTCCAGTCCCATCGTAATATGCAAGTCGATATTCAGTGCTGTTCGCAGCAGGGAAGTCTGAAGGCAGAGCTGATTCACTGACCAACTTCAGATATTCGTCGGCGACTCTGTAGTCTCGCCTCGTGAATGAGAAAGGCATTCCCTTCGCATCCACACCAACCTCCCCAGCAATCACAGAATTGGTGTCAATCGAGAAAGTCCCATTGTATGTACTGGAGGCACCCGTCCTCGGATTGACTGGGGGATATGGGCGGAGATGGCGATCGTCAAGAGCGACAGTAGTGCTGGTCGCTGATGCCCACGCGAGAATGTCGCGGGGTGATTCCGGAATCGGTCGGAAGGTAATCGAGGCAGATCCGGGGAAGGCACTGTCGCTCAACGAGCCAGCCACACTAATGAACCACACTCTGTCTCCGAGTGCGTGCCCAGCGGAAGGAGTCACGCTATCGAACAGATTCCGAACCAGTCCGTTCAACTGAATGTCACCACCACCGGGGTCGGACACACTGGTGAACGCCATGAACTCATCGTTCACCAAGATCACATTGGCCAGAGAATTCCCGATGTCGGAGGTTGACACTGCGTCGATCGACGACAGGAACTGTGACTTAGCGTCTGGACTCGCGGACAACACCAAGGTACCACTGGTCGTATGTGCAGCGGCGAGGTTGCTGGTGAGTGTGCCGGCGAGCAAGAAGCCGCCAACAGTTCCGAGCTCAACTTGGTTGGAAGTCTGCCGGACAGTCACCGAGACAGCTCCATCGTTCTGGTACCGGAATCCAGTCCAGATGCGAGGAGCAAGTCCAGGGGACTCGGGGTCTCTCGCAACAAAGGCGAGCGGTGCCTCGAATGCCTTGCGGTCGGCTGCGTCAATATCAACCACAGTCTGGGAGGGAGCAACCCAACTACCGGGCTGAGGTGCAGCGTACACACCTGCCGAGAAGGAGTAGATGTCCTGAACCAGATCGAGCGTGATTTGTCCCTTGTCGATCTCGCCGAAGTCTGCTCGTGTGACGCGCAGTGGCAATCGAGTGAATCCTAGATCATCGTCGGACCATGCCAGAACATCACCTGGATTGACGTCGTAGAAAGTTCGGTCGACAACCAGTTTAGCCTTCGCCAGAGGCATTGAACTGTTGCGCAACTCACGCCATGCAATCTGGTTCGCAAGGTCTGGATCTTTGACACCGGGATACCTCACTTCAGCCTTGACGATCTGCCCAACCTGGATGCGTACATTCGCCATGTCCTGGGCCAGAGCGTAGGTTTGCTGGTACTCACGAGCACGATTGGTGAAGTTCACCAGATAGACGTTGATCGTTTCTTCCCAAGCACCTCGACTGAAAGAGCTGACGGACACCAGATTCGATTCGTCGATCAGCGGAACACTGTTGATGTTGTAGTCTGCTCTTGCAAGTTTCACCGTCCACTTGCCAGTCGACCTGTCGAGGAACACCACACCATCGATCTGCCGTTGGATCTCGTTGAGCAGATCGTAGGCTTCTCGCTGGTTATCGAGGATCATCGAGATGCCGTTCCCTTCGGTCTCCAGCGTCTCGGCAGCAGCAATGAATCCAGCGGTGTCGATGTCGGCAGAAGGCAGGCCCAGACCCCACTCCGTATTCGTCATGATCTCATAGATCACGTTCATCGGATTGGCATCGTTGTTACTGTTCACACCAGCTGTGGCCAGACCCAATCCGTTGGGGATTCGCCGCACCTCGAATGCCCATGGGCGGATGGAGGTGGAGGTGCCTAGATACATATGCTCGAGGGTGATGTGACATGTGCCTCTGTATGCAGGCGTCGTTCCTCCAGTGGCTTGGAACGTGCTCAGGTAGGGTACTGCTGACTGCCCAGATGAACCCATACGGAACGTCGCGTTTCCGACGATGCCGCCTGCACCTTGATCGACCCCACCGAACCAATCAGCACGATCGAAGTACACGGTGCTGTCTGTTGAGATCACAGTCGTGTAGAACTCCTCGTCGTCCACCCAGATCCTGCGGATCGAGTCGATTGGACCACGGGAAATGGCCATCTGGATTCCGAGGTAGTATTTGTATCCCTTGACCACCTTCTTCGATGAGAAGATACCGGTCTTGACCTTCTCGACAATCGCCTCTTGCCGCAGGTCTCCATACCAAACCACATTCGGACCTGCAACCTTGCAGGTGCCCCAGATGATTGGGATTGGGCGACCTTCAGTGGCAGTCGGGAATGAGAAGTCGCCCAGATCGGCAGGGCGTCTCTGTTCTTGGTCGGACTTCGGCTTCAGCAGCTCGCTGAGCAGAAGAAAGACTGCGTACAGAATGAGTGTGACAACGAAGCCCATCAGATGCCCTTCTGGAAGATGTTGTCTCGAGGGACAAACGGGAACCCACCAAAGTTCGTGACGTTATTGAACTTGCTGCCACAGGTAGAGATCGAATGGTCGCAACCAGCAAAGACCTGGACCTGCGAACCAGTTCCGACAGTGGATTGGAATGGCAGCAGCAGAGTGATCTGATCTCCAACATGATCAAGGATCAAGCGGTAGTCAATGCCATTGGCGTCGTACACGAACCCACCAGTTGCCCAACCGTTGGGGCGACCAACAGAGAGATTGGTCACAGTGTAGACATTGCCGCTGACAAGACCAACTTCGCCAATGAACCTGTAAGAGTTCTGACTGACGGTGCAACCAGTGTCGTAGAGAATGTGGTTACACACGCCGGAGTAGACAAACCTCGGAACACTTCTGCTCAGGGCGGAGGTCAGTGGCTGTACCACAATCTCTGCTGTCAGACCCACCATGGTGAACGAGACTGAGCGGATGATGCCCTTGAAGATTGTGATGAACTCGCCATCGTTATCAGTGCGGTGTAGTCGACGGATAGTCAGGATCCCACGCTGTCCAGGCACAACCTCGATGTACTTCCGTACCAAGGGTGTTGCTGCAGGAACAGTCAGTGTCATCACATTCGACTCGAACTCCTGCGAGATGACCATGACAGATCGTGAGATCTCGAGAGGCACATAGGTGTTGGTCTCAACAACTACTGCTTCCTCCCCAGAGGTGAACCTGAAAGTCTCGTTCCCAAGTGCGAAGTCATAGATCTCGACAGGAGATCCTGACTCAATTGATGTCTCGATCGCATTGTACGTCATTGGATCACAGTCCTGACTGCGAAGTCGATGACAGCCTGTCCGGTGTCGTCAACATGGGTGATGTAGATTTCGTCCTTGTCCAACCGCGTTCTCTCCACGAACTGTATGACACTTACGTCCTCT